TTAAAACTGCTGTATATAATGCAGCTTTAATTCTTCTGTCCTTCGTGTCTTCCATGATCTTCTCCATTTTTTAGTGTAGGTCTATCTTGTTCTTTATCGACTAGGTAACGTATAAATGAAGCCATGGACATATAGTTTTTTTCAGCTATAGGCTTGGCTCGTTTGTACGTATCTATACTTATTGCGACAGATTTATACTTTTTAATATCAGTCATTTCTTTCTCCTATATATGTAGTATGTTTATTCATACATGCCCATACATATGGGATTTTAACAAATTGTCAAGGAAATTAAGTCTTTTTATTGTTTTTGTAATACTCCCAAATTTCTTCTGATCTAAATATTTGAGGATATTTTTCAAATAAACCAAGTGTAACAGCCAATAATTTTTTAGTATATTCTGGATCTACAGCATAATTTTCTAAAGTTTCAATAAGGTCATACACATTAACATTATCATTCATATACTGACCTATACGTAGATCTCTATATTCTTCAAATGCACTAGAAGTATTAAGTAAATCAATGTAATCAGCAACGCTTTCACACTTATTACCGTATACTTTTAACATAATATTACTATTAAGTGATTTCATATGTGGTTCTGTTTCATCTGTTTGTATAATACCATAAAAATTATTACCTTGTTTAGCAAATCTAGAACGTCCCCAATCTGATTCTAGTATTGCTTGTGCTACACTAACAGCAACTACAACTCTTTCGTTAGGAGGTACAAATGCATTATTTAATATTGTGCATTCTGCTATACCTTTTACAAATTGATCTCGCGGATTCATACTATAATTAAAATCAAATCCATTTAATAACGGATTACATAATATAAATAATGTTGCGCATAACTCTTTAAACATTTCTAAGTCTTTCCTCCTCTATGCGATGACAATTTGCACATAAAATAATACATTTTTCTATCTCTTTTTTCAATTTTTCTTGTTGTTTCCAACCTGTTTTCCAAACTCTAGAGACCTCAACAGTTTTTTCTTCTCGGTTTATGTGATGAAAATCTAATGCCACAGCGTGTTCTTTGTACCCACAATGAGTACATCCACGTTCTAATTTATACTTATCACAATCTCTTTTTATTTCATCATATATTTCTTTTTTTCTTTTCTTTTTTCTTTCTTTCATTTTGAGAAATTTATCTGGATGCCTCCACATTTCCTTAAAATATCCATTTTTTTGCACTTTTTTTATATAACAATCAAACATATATCCATCTTCTCTGGCTTCACCATGTTTAAAAGGTTTATTTGTTTTTGGATTAAGTCTTCTCATTTCTTTTTTATTTCTCCCCACGATGGTCCTATTTCCGCGTCTACTTTAAGAGGAACCTTTAACTCTACGGTATTCTCCATTACTTCTTTGATCCGTGTTGCGTGTTCCTTGCTCTCAATAGAACAGTTTAACTCATCATGAACCTGTATATGCGAAATAATACCCTCTTCGTATAGATCTACCATCGCTTTCTTTGTCATGTCAGCACTAGAACCTTGTATCAATCTATTAAGTGCCTTGTACGTCCATGCCCTTTTTAAGTCACGTCCATACTCTTTCTCTGCTTCCCACAATGGCAATGCCTTATGAATACCAAAAGCGCGTGGTTCCCATAAATCAAAACGACACTTACGACCAAGCAGTGTACGTAAGAAACCTACATTCTCTGCTTTTCTAGTTGCTTGTTCCATCAACTGTTTTACGAAGGGTACATTAGCATGAAACTTTGCGAATAAATCTTCTGTTTCTTCTCTATCTAAACCTAACTCGCTAGCTAGTTTTCCTTTACCCATACCGTACATCATACCAAGATTAATCGTCTTGGCTGTACGTCGGTCTATGCCGGCCATATCGGCGACAGCTTGGTGAAAGTCGGGGTCCTGTGTCTTATAAGACTCTATGACCTCGTCGGCGCCTTTCAAGCCACCGCCGGTAAGCGCGGCGAAGTGCACAAGAACGCGTGGCTCTTGCTGAGAGTAGTCGAAACTACCCCACTTGCAACCCTCGTCTGGGACGAAGATTGATCGTATCAACGGCCCGATATCTTTATTACGTGCAGGAATTTGTTGTAGGTTTGGATTACTATAACTGAACCGTCCTGTGACCGTTCCTCCTGCTTCACCACGCATTTGATTGATATCGGCGTGAATTCTACTGTGGTAAGAATGTGTAAGTATTGTGTCAATAAATGTTGTACGTGCTTTATTAAACTCTCTAGCTTGCACAACCATTTTAGCTAACGGATGTTTATGTGTAGATAAAAAGTTTTTATCAAACTTTGGTTGCCCGGACTTCTCTGTGCGTTCGTATTTAATATTTAATTTATCAAATGCTTTTGCTACACTTACTGCCGCCCAAATATCAACATCAACACCTGTGTCTTTTTTTATTTGTGATAAAAGTTGTGTTTCTTTTTTTTGTAAATCTTTTTTTATTCTATCTGCTTTGTTTAAATCAACACGCACACCTTTTGTTTTCATGTCAAGTAAACATGGAAAGAGCCGTGTTTCGAGGTCAAAGATATTTGATAACTCTTGTTTAATTAATTCTAATTTAAAATGTTGCCACAATCTAAGTGTAAGATCCGCGTCCTGTTCTGCATAAGGACCAACATACATAGCAGGTAGCTTGTACATTTCTGCTTTCGCATCAACACCCCATTCTCTTGCGGCTTCATATAGTAATGCCTCTGACTTTGTATCTTTTAAATAATCTTTACCAAGTTCGTTTAGCGAGTATCTAAATCTATTTTCATCTATAAGTGGCGCGGCAATCAAGGTATCTATAATTTTACCTTTGACTTCTACACCCCACCATCTAAGCCAACCTACATCGTAAGCCGCGTTATGAAATATTTTATCACATGGTAAATCCATGATTTTTTGTATTTGTCTTTTAAGTATACCTTCATCAAAGTTACCACCACCCTCATGACGTATAGGAAAATAACCTTTCCAACCTTCTACAGCTATCGCAATTCCTGCTACATATCCATTATCTATCGCCCAGCCCGGACCATTTGTTTTAATGTCTGGATCGTATGTTTCTAAGTCTACAGCTATCTCTTTCGCTTCAGAAAGATTAGGAACTTTTTCCGGTGGTGTCCACTCACTTGGTGGTTGAAATAGTGGTATCTGTGTCATTATCTTTATCCTGTATTTCGCCTGCAATCGCCGCATATCCCGCCATGTCTATGTAACAATCTTCTGTAGGTCTGTGTTTAAGTCTTGCTACTTTTACAAGCAACATACATATCGCCACATCATGTGCTGATATATTATAATCTAAATATGCACTCCATAACTTTGCAATGTTTTCATGATTTTGATATTTATCACCGTAATCATGTTGGCGTTGACCAGTAACAATCTTTGCCGCTGTATCTAAATACTCTCTAGTTCTCATCTTTCTCCTTTTTGCTAATAGATCGTAAATCATTTGCAAGAAGTTGTAAATCAAGTAGTAATATTTTAAGCTCCTTATCAACTTTTTCACGATTTAGTTTTGGTAACTCAGCACGTATTTTACGCACTTGTTTTTCTGTTACACTAACTTGTTTCAATGCAGTCTCTATTGTAAACATTAAAATGCCTCCGAAAATTCTCTATCCGATTGTGATCTCACAATGTTCAAGGTGTTTCTTGCACGCGTC